GTCGCGATCTGTCCGAGTCGTCTAGTTGTATCCAAATCCGATCGCAAGACAGTTAATAGTCACACTAGTGTTTAGCACTGGGGAACCGTCAGAAATTTTGCGAATAATCAACTCTACGCTGTTTGGCTTCTCTTTGTTAATAGTGCACATTAGAGTGTTGTTGTTATTAACATTTGCGAAGTAGTGCGGAGTTGCTTTTGAAAAATTAGAAAAGTTAACCGTGACTGCTCCGTACTGCGAATCTGTCGTCAATTCCTGCGTTGTCTCAACCAGCCTTACATTTTGGATATTGATAACATTCGTGCTGTTATCGTCGGTAGTCTTTCCTACAAATCCCATTCCAACCGATGGTGAGCTGTAAACATCAAAATCACACCTCTGTCTCCATTCAGCGTTCTCTACGTATGTCTTGCTTGTAACTATGTAGTGATTGTTATCAAGCCTTACATTTTGTGCGTAATTAGTGAAGTTATACAGCTTTGAATCCGCATTAGGCTCCCTTCCGACCTTCGGCTTGCCGAAATAGCAGCTCCTTAATGTTAATCCACGTGTCAGTTGCACGTTGATTGCGTGGTACACGGTGTCTTTGTTCATGCAGTTAGATCTGAATAAGCAACCGTCGAAAGTGATTCCCGTGCATCCTGAAGTCGGGAAATCGTTTCCACCTCCTTTGACATCGAGTGCGGGGCCGAAGCTGTAATCGAAATAACATCCTATAAAGCTGAGGTTTTGACTGTAGGATCCGATAGAGACGATCGTGTTGCATCCCTTCACACCGTTTGCGGAAGGGTCCGCGCCCGTCAGAAAGAGGTTTTCACATCTCGA